ATGTAATAACTGCTGAATTGGGGGATGGATGCGTTGGGCCCTACACAGATGCCATTCTTCTCCAGAAGACTCTCACGATAATCCAGAAGCTCGATCCTGCAGCAGAGATAGTGGATCTTGAGAGCGACCCTCATAATGAGCAGATCCTCGCTGGACTGCTGCCTTACATGATCCATGTCGATATCGTGGGAGGAGAGCCCCAGCTCCCTGCAGAGGTATCGATCACCTGGCCCCCCGCAGAGCAGGAAGGCATCCAGGAAGGAACGCCAGAGTACACTGATTATTTTGTCTGGGCAAAGAACGAGAAAGACGCCTTGCTCCGGCTGGCCCGGATCAACAAAACCACATCGGCAGCGCCGCGAGTGGAGGCCGAAGCATGAAAGAGGATATTCTCAATCTGAGGCCGAAGTCGGGAGAGCAGCAGGTCTCGGCATATTTCAGAAAGCAGACTGGGCCGGAAAGTCAGGACGGTAGCATGGGGGTAGTACTGCGCTGCAAAGGAGGAGCCAAAGCAGTCACGGCCCTAATCGATGCACTCAACAAAGCAATTCCAGGAGAAAAGGTATGAGTCAAAAGAAAGGGCCGAAAGGGCCGATGGATAGGAAACCGATCGAGAGATCGGAGTGCCGCAAAGAACAGGTTCCTGCTCATATCAGGAATCTTGTCAGCCTAACAAAGCGCCGGGGGCTTTCGTTATGAGTGCATGCACCGAAGCAACTATCCTGAAGGCACTTTTCCCGCCATCGGGGGCCATTCCACTAGAAAGAATCGATGCATTGCCCCAGATCAGATCGCATATTAGATCGGCGATTGGCTTGGCGGATGGCAGCAAGCCCACTTCGATGGCCAGAACCTGCAATCCCATTCTCAGCCAGGAGCTTACTCAGAAGGGCGTGGAGCTGAAAGAATCTCCTGCGGGGGCCGACCTCTGCTGGCGTGAGATCGGCGCCAAAATAGGTATCACAGAAGATGCCGCTGCTAAGAGGTATCAAAAGTTCATCAAGGCAAGGGAGGCCGAAGAGCTGCGCAAAGAGGGTGATGAAACGTTGCGCAACGTTCCATGCACTCCCGGAACCGAGAGCAGTGATCATATCGTCGGAGCCGACGAAATGATTGCCGCCGCGGCGCCGGACGGCAAAAAGAATGAACTTGATGAAGTCCTGGCCGGGCCGTCTCTCCAGGAGACCCAATCGGAGCATACTGAAAAGGCCGAGCCGCAAGAAAAACCACAGGCAAAAAAAGTTGAGACGCGCGGAGGGCGGAAGAACCCCAAGATCCCGCACACCGAGGATGATTTCATTTTGGGCCGGAGGTCACAGGGCACGAGATTCAGCACCATCTTGGCTGAACTCCGGCAGAAGGGCATCGAGTGCAACGTAGACGACGTCACTGCCAGATATTACACTGCGGCCTCAAAGAAAGCGTTGGAGGCCAAAGGCAAAAAGCCGCACAATGCACCAACACCAAAGGAAGTGGGCAAGCAAGATGCGAGCGAGCCCGCCACGGAAGCGTCTGCAGTAAATGATGAAAAATGCATCTCTGCGGAGGAAAACGTAGCTGAGGTACGTCAAGAAGAAAAGCCTGCTGCAAAGGCTATAAGCCGGGCAGATCTGGACCGGAAGATCTGGGATGCCTGGAAGGCCGGTAAGACTCCTGAGCAGATATCGGATGATCTGTACGCCGAAGGGCTGTACTATTCTGAGAAATCCGTGCGTATCCGGCTCATCAGCCAGGGGGCCGATCTATGAGCGCCCTACCCACTGCTGAGCAGGAGCGCAAAAACAAGAACCTGCGAAACTACCGGATGAGCTGCAGAAAGAACCGAGTAGACGATCAAATCCGGAGCATCGACTGCACAATCAAGATCCTCCAGGAGAAGCGTGAGCAGCTCCAGAAGGAGAGCGACGCGCTCAGGCCTAAAGTATCTGGCCGGGGTGGAGCATGAATAACGGCGGAGCAAGGCGATTCGTCGCCAGGCTAATAGAGACCGGCCTCGATGTCGAATGGCTGAAGTCTCTGCAGAATGGGAAGCAGCCGAGCGCGAAATCTGGTATCAGCCGAGCAGCTCTGCGACAACTGCATAATTCAGGAGCTATCTGCAAGGCCCCAAAAGACAAGGCAGGACATTGCTATTGGTCAGCCGGGCCGTTTCTCAAAGATTACCTTGGTCTGGCCGTGCAGCTCTCAGAGGCGAGCAGATGAGCCAGGAGGACGTTCTTGCCATGATCCGCAGCTTCGGCCCCCTTAGGAGCTGCGATCTCAAGAAAGCCATGCGGCATGGCAGTTCATCGATCCATCTCGCCCTGAAGACGCTGCAACAGACTGGCGAGATTGCCACTCTGCACTCCGATAAAGGCGCCAGGGGGGCGGGCAGGGCCCGTTGGTGGGTGGTGCCTTAGTGGTCCTCTCCTCCAGCCTTCAGGCCGTCAAATCCGCACTTTCAACTGATTATCAGAGCATGGGTGAGCTCATGGCTAAAACGAACCTCACCAGGGGAACTGTGCGGGAGTGCCTTGAGATCTTGGTGGACCTCGACAAGGCGGAGAAGATCGAGCAAGGCCGACCTTCTGGGAAAAAGAACGGATGGACAAGAGTATCATATCGATTGTATCCAAAGCGAATGTAATCGTATCGATTGCAATCAATATGATTACAATCGATATGGTATCAATCGCAGAATGATATTTATATTTGGAGTGATTATTATGCATGGAGATACCTTGACGGAAGATGCACCGCCCAAAAGCATCCCTAATGAGGTACAGCTTAGGCCTTCCGCCTGGCAGGCCGAATTTGAGTTCAATTCTATTATCGAGTGGAAATGCGGCAATTGCCATAAAAATATATATTACTCCTGCTGGAATGCGACATATTGTCCGCATTGTGGCTCTCCGATATTCAACTTCCCGCGGCAAAAGCTCAATGCCCCGCAGCATAGGGGCTGGTCGTACAATGCCCAAAAATCTGTGAAATGCGATAATAATAAAGGAAAAATAATTAAATCGCACCGGGCAAGCACCGGAGCGAAAAGGAAGATCTGATTATGCCTCCCGCAGAGAGGCATGATAGAGGATTGACTATGAACGCTATGAAGTGCTCCAGGAGGAGCAACTGAAGCAACATAGCTCATCTTCTTGCATCAGCCAACTTCATGATTCCGGCGTAGGGCAGAGCCCAGAAGCGGCGCCGGGCGTCATGCTTACGAATGCGGCGATGACGGCGGGCGACGCCCACCAGAGCCGTAGCTAGTCACCATGTGACACGGCCCGGCCAGACAACCTTCTTTAGGCGAGGATCCCTCCCGCCATGCTTGTGATATACACTGGCCGGGCCCGTTCTAATTACTATCAGGATTGATGCAATGAATGGCAAAATGCTCAGTCTGCGCCAGCAAAAATCGATATGCAGTTGATAGGCTCATAGCTGGCGGCGCGTCAAACCGCGCCATTTCGCGCCAATTCCCCGAATTCTCGAAGGATGCCATTCGAAGACATAAGGAGTCCGGCCATGTCGCTGATCTCATTGAGGATGCCCAGGAAAAGGAGAACCTTCGTCACGGGCTACAGCTCTCATCTCTCCTCGAAGATACAGTACGGGATTTAAGAGACTTGGCGGACGATGCCAGAACTCATGAAGATTATAGGGCAGCGGCGGCTGCATTGGGGCATGTGCTTCGAGCTGCTGAGATTCTGAGCAAAAGTAAAGACTCTGAAGCAAGCGAATTCGAATCAGATGATTATGTTAGGGCCCTAAAGGGGGCGGCAAAGCATGTCTGGCCGAAAGAAGCCCGCCCTGTTCAAATGGGCGCCACTGAGCCTCAAGCAGGCACAAGTAATGACCTGGTGGCTGCCGGAAAGCAGTGTAAATGATTTTGATGGTATAATTCTTGACGGCTCCATCCGGGCTGGCAAGACCCTTCCTGAATCAGTCAGCTTCGTGGATTGGGCGATGTATACCTACCATGATACCAACCTGGGCATGGCGGGAAAAACCCTGGGCGCTCTTCGCAGGAATGTCATAGGGCCACTGAAGCAAGTTCTTCCAGGCAGAGGATATAAAGTCAGAGATTATCGTTCCGCAGAAGAGCCCCATTTAGAGATATCCAAAGGGCGCAAAACGAATTACTTCCATTTGTTTGGCGGCAACAATGAGAAGAGCCAGGACCCTGTCCAGGGCTTTACAGGCGGGGGCTTCTATTTCGACGAAGTCGCCCTGATGCCCCAAAGTTTCGTGAACCAAGCCGAAGGTCGCTGCAGCCTTGACGAATCGAAATACTGGTATAACTGCAATCCAGAGGGGCCTTATCATTACTTCAAGCTCGAATATCTTGAGAAGCTGTTCGAAAAGAATCTCCTGCATCTGCATTTTACAATGGATGATAATCTCTCTCTCAGCTTAAAGACCAAGGAGAGATATGAGCGACGTTATTCGAAGGGTAGTACCTTCTACAGGCGCTTCATCTTAGGCGAATGGTGCATGGCCGAGGGAAGAATTTATGATTTCTTCACGGAAGATCGATTAAAAGGCTATGTAGTCGATGCTTTACCACAGAGCTTTGACCGTTACCATATTGGCATTGATTTCGCTACATCCTCAGTCTGCGTATTTCTGCTGATCGGCAGGTCTCAGGGCATCTGGTACTTGATACGTGAGATATACTGGGATGCTCAGAAACAAGGACGGCAGAAGACAGACTCGGAGTATTCGAGGGATTTCGGCGGTCTGGTCAAAGACATTCGGCCAAGAGTAGATTGTGATCCTGGCGGCGGTGGGGCCGGCCTAATAGCTCAGCTCCGGAAGGATTATCCTGGACTTCTCATAAATTCTGCAATGAATGAAGTCATACCCGGCATCCAGACCACTTCTCAAGCTCTGACAGATGGCAAACTCAAGATTCATTCAAGCTGCGTTAATACGATTCAACAGCTCTCAACTTATTCATGGGATCCAAAGGCACAGGAGCGCGGAGAGGATAAACCAGTCAAGAAAAATGACCACGCTCCGGACGCCCTCCGCTATGCCATTATGCGCATAATGCGCGGCACTGCCTCTGTTTCATCTAAACCAATGGGATTGTAACTATGCGTTGTGTTCTTTGTGGTCACGTCTTCACGGATGCTGATACCGGCTACGTCCGGGGCTCAATATCCGGTGAAGTCATGGAGCTGCTCCCATCTGGCCCGAAGGCAACTGGACAGACATTCGACAATAAGAACGTCCTGTTGTGTATTTCTCACTTCATTGACATTCCAACGCACGTATCTGAAAACCTGAATTCCAATGCTGCAAACCGAAAAGGGAAAGCATGATAACAGACCACGAGAGTATATTCCGGCTTAGATCTAGCTGGCCGCCATCAGACGAGGACACGCTGACCCGCCTCGAACTCTATGAGAAAAATACTATGCTTTTCCAGGGCAGGCATAACAAAATCTGGGTAGATGAGATCCGTAGACTTCGGGCCGATAAGAGCGGCGATCTGAGGATTGTCCTCAACTTCCATAAGCTGCTTTCTCGTTTATGGTCGGACCTTGTGGCTGGAGAGATCCCAGGCGTGGCTCTTCAGGATAAAGTCCAGTTCGATGCCCTACAGAGAATCATCCGAGACAATCTCCTCTGGCAGCAGGTTCAAGATGGCGTAATTGACTTTTCTAAAACCGGTACGAATATCCTCAAGATTCGCTTCGACCAGCGCGGCATAATCGAGAATGTGCCTCCGAAATACTGGTTTCCTATTGTCGCAATTTCTGACATCAAACAGGTCAAAGCTCATGTCATAGCCTATACTTTCCCGGATCCAACACAAAAGCGCAACAATATCAGCTACCTTAAGGCAGAGATCCATAGGCCGCCAAAGGACGGCGAGGAGAGTTATGTCATCGAGCACAGGCTATACCGGCTGAAAATTAAAAAAATCGACTCAGAAGCGTTACCTCTCGATTTATTCCCTGAATTCGCCTCCTTGCGGCCAATTGAGTCAACCGGTCTAAGCGACTTTGATGTAATTGATATTCAGAACAAGCCCGAAACGGATCAACTCATAGGTTGTGATGATTACAGTGACATTAATAGCCTGGTTCATGAGCTGGAGATGAGGTATGCTCAGATCTTCCGGATCGAGGACAAATTTGCCGATCCGAGCATGTACGGCCCTCCGATGGAAGAACAGGATCCCCGGGATGGCGAGTATCGCGTCATGGGCGGATCTCGCTATATCACAGTCACAGAAGGCCAGACTGCGCCTGGCATCATCGACGGTAGGGGCCCACCTGCCACCAGCTACACAACGATCAGTGACCTCATGCAGAGGCTCTATGAGATCAGCGAGACCTGCAAGATAGCATTCGACGCCAGTCAATCCGGATCTGCTCTGTCAGGAACCGCTCTGAGACTTATGATGGCCAGACCTCTCGCCCGGGCGGGCGGGATTAAGCTGCGATATGATGCCAATCTGAAGAAAGCCATTCGGCTCTGCTCTCAGATGGAGGTCTATCATGCAATGCCAGGCGCCGTTGAGATCCAGGACTTTCAGATTACCTGGAGAGACGGGCTTCCAGACGATCCAAATGAAGAGGCTCAGCGAGAATCAACGCTTGTAACCGGGAAGGTCCGTAGTGCCCAGGGCATAATGAGAGAAAAGGGCTATTCCGAAGACCAGATCCTCCAAGAGCAGAATGAAAAAGCGGATCAGGTGATATGATTGGGCTGCAAACCTAAAAGTCGGGGCAGAAAGCCCAGGCCTAAAAGTTAAATCGATTATCATATTTTGATTCATTATTATAATCAACTATTTTAATAACAGCTACCAGGCGCTTAGTCCTGGGAGGATTCCATGGCAGACGAAGACGATAGTAAAAACAAACTTGGCGATAAAGAAGGCCAGGGCGATACCGGCGACAAGGCCGGGCAGAAAGGCGAAGGCGATCAGGACGATGATCAGG